TCAATATTTTCTCCGTCCTTTTAATATCTTTCCGATCTGCACACGCATCTCTTCAAAATCAATCGGTTTCGTAAAGTGACCATTCATACCGCTCATAGCAGAAAGCCTCTGATCTTCTACAAAGGCATCTGCAGAAAGAGCAAAGATAGGTATCTCTCCAGCATCTTTTCGATCCATACTCCGGATCTGTTTTGCCGCATCACGGCCGTTCATCACCGGCATCTGGATATCCATAAGGATAAAGTTATAAGTTCCCGGCGCAGAAGCCGCATATTTTTCTACTGCATCTTTACCGTTTACGGCTACATCGACTTTAGCACCCTCATTTTCCAGAATGCTGACTGCGATCTCCGCGTTGATCTCATTATCTTCTGCCATAAGAATGTGGCATCCGTTAAAGGTGAAGTCTGTTTCTGTCTCGTCTTCCTGCTCTGTTTCTATCTCAGAAACTTCTGCGATCGGAAGTGTCAGGTATACGCTAAAATCAGAGCCTTTGCCAAGCATACTGTCAATGACGATCTCACCGCCCATCAGATGGACCAGATGGTCTGTAATAGACATACCAAGACCGGATCCACCGTACTGTTTGGTGATATCCTGGCTTTCCTGTTCAAAAGGCTTGAAAATACGGCTGATAAATTTAGCATCCATACCTTTTCCTGTATCATGAACACGGAACATCAGGCTTACTTTGCCATTTTCTTTCTGAAGCTGGCGGAATGTAACACGGATCTCTCCTTTTTCTGTAAACTTCTGGGCATTGGATAAAAAGTTTACCAGGATCTGGGAAATACGCAATTCATCGCCAACTATGTATTTTACATCTACATCTTTCATTTCCACATAGAATGCCACGCCTTTGGCTTCTACGTTTTTCTGGAACATGTTACGCAGCTTTTCTGCCAGCGCCGCAAGTTCAAATGGCTTGCTCTCCAGCTCGATCTTTCCTGCCTCAATACGGGACATATCCAGAATATCATTGATAACAGAAAGCAGATACTTGGAAAGCTGCTCTGCCTTTATAATATAATTTTCAGCACTATGGCCTCTTAACTGACCATGTGCCAGTGTCAGCATACCAATAATACCATTCATAGGCGTAGCCATAAACTTATTTTACGCATAATTTATTAACCATTTAATATGGGGAGTATAAAAATACCCAGGCACTAAGGCACCTGGGAACTGCGAGCATATCATAGCTGCGCGGATAGTATATTTTCACGTCTGCAATCTTGATTATATCATTTTAACGATCTTTTAACAAGCATTTAATCTACAATAGTAATACTGTAAAAACTATAGATGCGGATTCGAGCGATACAAACAGTCAAATCATAAGTGAGTGGGTGTGGAACTTAGGCGATACTCATAAGTTAGTTGTATCATGCAAAAAACATGACGGTACGGTAATTAACAGGTTTGTTGATTTAAAATCTCAGGCTTAATAAATTGATTATTTACTCATGGGTCAATTTAAAATCTCGATTGGATATAACGACGCATTCATCCCAAATTTCCATTCCAGTAATTGATAAACGCGCTAAATTTCCTACTTTACTGCAAACCACTTTATATGTAGACCGATTTACAAGAGCAGTGACATTTCCAATACTATGAAAAGAATACAGTCCTCCATCAGCTATGGCCAAACCGCAAAAATGACTGCTGTCTATTATGGATGTTGCAAATACTTGTTTATATTTTCCTTCATTGGTAATTTTTTTGATGTATACATTATTGATGCAGCTGCTAACGATTGCTAAATTACTATTGCATAGAAAAAACCAGGTACTTTTTATGATACCTGGTCCTCCCTATTCCTACTGCTTCTTTTGCTTCTTTTTTGCTGCCTTATTCCAATTCGTCCAATCTTCTCCCGTATACAGAGCCTTTCCATTTACCTTAAGCTGTTTAAGGACATTCTGGATATCTTCTCTACCTTTTCTGTCAGCTGCAATCCATAAAGGCTTATAATGGCTTGTAATGGATGTTTTTATCGAACCTACAGCCTCTTTCTGTGTCTTTCCTTCATCCACTTTACTTTTTACAATGGCATCTGCCATCTTTTTAAAAGGATCCAGAGATTTAGCATTTTTATTATCATACTGGCCTATTGCTGCCAGAAGATCCGAATTGCTATAGAATTTTACACTGCTACTATCCTCTGATGCACCCTGATCCGTCAGGATATCTCCATACAGGCTATCCGGTTCTGTCTGTACCTCTGCCTCCCAGTCAATCTCTTCTTTTCCTTCTAACTGTTTGATCCTGGCATCAATGGCGGATTTTACGATCTTTGTGGCATATCCCTGGGATGTGAGCTGACTTACCGCATCCTCGTAAGCTTCCAGGTCATATGATTGCTTTGCCTGGGCCGCCGCCTCTACCAGCGGATTTACAGAATCTTTGCCGATTAACTCTGATTTGATCACCGTTTTAATCTTGTTTGTTATCGTATCGTTATCAATTCCCGCTTTGTTAAGATCATCCTTGATTTTCTTCTGGAAATCCTGATCTCCGTTTCTGTGAGCCTGGATCATCATTTTTGTATACATCTCAAGATTTTCTTTGCTTCCCATGTCGTACTTTTGTTTCAGCCATGTATAATCCGCTTTGCCTCCTGCTGAATCAAAAATAGAATCAATGACAGCTCCCATGTCTCTTGTAAGACTCTTAATCGGGATTCCGGTGAGCTTGCTCGCCATCTGAGCCGTGTATACAGCTACGTACTGTGGTGTATACTTACTTGTGCCGTCTTTTAACTTCTTAATCTGATTCCAAGCGTATATCATATCCTCAAAGCCAGACAGATCCGCTCTGGTTGGCGTGTATCCGGCAATAATGGAGGGAATTTCTTTCACCCATGGGATGTTATTCAAAAGGTTCAGGTTATCGAAAATGTTTGATTTAAGGCTGTCTATGTACTTTTCCTTGCTGTTCTTATCTCGGTCATCATCTCTGAGCATATCAACCGCTGATGCAGATATTGACGTGGCTACACCGGTAAGGACAAATACAGTTGCGGCGCGTACTGCTCTGCTCTTCGAGCCTTCTTTCTTCGTTTTTACATCTGTTGCAGCGCGGTAGAGCATATCATAAGTTTTTAGCGGTTCAGCCATGAAGCTGGTAGCCAGCTGATTGATTTCGCTCTGGCTTCTCATAATCTGAGTACGATGTAAGATTGAATCAACTACCTGTGTCTTGTCTACAACTTCGCTAAATCTCTTGCCTACCCGCTCGTAAAATTCTTCCGTGCCTTCTTTCAGATCCGGATGCTGATCCATACACTCGTATTCGCAAGCTCTCCATAGGCGATTCCAGGCCAGTTGATCGCCTTTTTCTGCCAAGATCATAGTTGCATTAACAAACCGCTGCTTTGTACTGTCGGTGTTAAACATGATATCTTTCATTTGTCGGCTGGTATCCATGCGGTAAAATCCCCAATCTTTCCATTGCGCAATAGGGGCGTATTTACATATAAGGTCCCACTGGCCTTTTCTGGTGATGGTCGTCGCGCCTCTGGCAAGATATTTAGGATTGATCTCCATACTAGCTCTTATGTAAGCTGTTGGCTGCTGGGCAGCTACACGCAGATTTCCAGCTACAGAAGCCGCTTTCATGTTTGAGACCAGTTGGCTGGCTATGCTTTTATCTTTATTTACTGTCCCGTTGATATCTGAAACCAGCTTGACGATATAATCATTTCCCTGCTTTCCAAAGGTCCTTTCTATCTCTTCTTTAATAGATGATCCAAACTCAGTCATTCCTCTGGTGTCCTTATAATTGTACACCTTATTAAGATCTGACAGTGGGATTACATAGGCATTATATGTACTCATGTTATCAACCTGGCGGCTAAACACATCAAAGATGTCCTCAATAATCAATGGATTATTCGCATATGGGGTTGTGCTCTTGGTGATTCCCATGTTCTTAATGGTTGACGCTTTATTTCCCGCATCTCCCTGCCTGGTTGCCACATAGTTTTTATCTGTGCTAATTGGGAAATAATTCTTTGCTGTGAATTTCTCATAACCATACATGTCCATGGTTACTTCATTTCCCCAGGCTGCACACTGATCTCCCATAAACTGCTGCAATCCATCCGCAAGAGCACGCTGCGCCGGTGTTAAAGTCTTTGTGATCGTTTCTACATCTGCGGCCGTAACCTTTACAGGGCGATAATTCTTCTTGATCTGTGCCGGTGTATAAGTCGTTCCTTCCAATTTGGCTTTTCCAACTACCGGCGCCTGCTTAATACCGCCGTTTCGATCATACATATGGCCTCTGGCCTGGCTTCTTTTGTTTAACTCATACAGCGACATCACCTGGGCTACTGTAAGATCAATCTCACCTCTCGATGTCTTAAAATGCTGAGTCTTGGCATTTGATCCCGTCCATTCACGCAATTCTTTAGGCTTGATTCCATACTTATCCACAATATCATCCACATATTCCTGAGCAGATCTCAATTTTTCTGTCTTTTTATCCAGTCCGTTACGCAATGCATCATAGGTGGACTTCATGTTGTCTCCCATTTTTCCAAACATGGTCTGCGGATCCAACATGTCATAATTCAACAGTTTATCTCCCATTCCCGCAGGTCCTACATACTCCACCTTATTCCGCCTCTGCTCCAGATCCCTAAACACTCCATCTGCCAGAATACTCAGTTCTCCAGATTTTTTGTTGCTCTTAAGATCATTTACTTCTGTTATAGCCTTTTTCATAGCCATAACTGTCTTTTTAAGCTCACCCATGCTATATGCATCCAAGTTATCTAATTTATCAATTCCCTTTGTTTTTTCAATTAGTTCCTGAATGCGCTGTGCAATATCTGGGTCAATATCCATGGTCATGGTATCACCAGTCTTCTGGTCCACATAAACACCGCCATTATCCAGGATCTCCTTAAATGCATCCTGGGCTGCTTTCCAGTCTTCTTTTCGCTGGGTTTTGATCTCACTATCCTCATCATTTGGAGAAAAATCAATGTTGTTCAGGAAAGCCGCTACAGATTGTCTCAGTCCCTCTGGAATATGCTTTGAATCAGTCGGTTTCAGCAACCAATTCTGTAATTTTTTTCTTTCTTTGATGATCTGTCTCTTATCTTCTCTTTTCTGCTGATTCTCCCGCAATGACTTGATCCGCTCTTTGCTCCTCTGCTGCATGGCAGCCAATTCCTGGTTCTTGCTGTTTCGCAGATCATCCATCCTTTTTTTATAATACTCCCTCTGCTCTTTTCGCTCTGCTTCCGTGAGGTTTTTATACTGTTCTGCCAGGCGTGCGCTTTCTTCAAGGTTCTGCTTTTTAATCTGTTTAAGGCTTTCATCATACTTTGATTTCAAATCATTTTTATAGTCTCTTATCTTCTGCTGATACTGCCAGCGCAATTTTTGCATCTGAGCCTCTTTTTTATCAGCAAACGTCGCACTTGGTTTTCTCACATCAAAATATGATGATAAGATGTCCTGTCCTACCATATATGCCATTTCATCCATATTGGCGGCATATGGGTTCTTAATTTGTGGAGCTGTCTGATCCAGAGCGGATGCTATCGCAACCAGCTCATCCGCCGGATGTGTCACGTCTGCCGGGAAAAGTTCCGGATACTGTCCTTGCAACTCCTGGTACAGAGAATCTATTGAGATACCATCTGCCCCCATTTTCATCTTTCCAAAGTAGCGTTTTCTAAATTCATTATATCCGCCCACAGAAGCCAAATCTGCCTTGTCCTGGTCTGTGATTGCAATCTTTGTGTCTTTAATCTGCTTTCTCAGATCCTTATAGTGTTCCGTTAGTTCTGTATCTTTCTGCACTGACTTTTCCAGAATACTTTTGCCCATGCTGGTTGCAGCTTCTGTAATAGCCTGTCCATCCACTTGGCCAGCACCACGGATATACTGATAGAGTTTAGACAGGTTTCTTTCCAATATTTCACTTGAATATTTACTGCCATATTCTTTCAGGATATTTCTTGCAACTTTTTTGATATCCTCGGTCCGCACTGCATCCTTGTCTGTCAACTTAAACTGCTGCTCCAGAAGATCATTCGCCTGTTTTAAAGCCTCATTTTGGTCTTGCAATGCCTGAATTCTACGTTCACTCATAGTATCGTCTACATCATCCAGCTGGAAACGAGTCTTGCTTTTTTCTGTACCTGGTTGTATATTGTCCTTAGTAGCAGGAGTAATGACGCTATACGTTTCGGACGTTCTGTACGGGTCAGTTTTTTCTGGCATTGTAAGCGTAGTGGATACACTCCTGCTATTTTTATTTTCCCACGCATACATTGTGTGCAGCTCAAGCATTCCTTTCTTGCTTCTAACGTATTCTACGGCAACATTTTTTCCATTAATATCCTTCTCGAATTTCAGAACTGGTTTTCTATCTTTGGAACTGGTTGTATTTTCTACCTTATCGTAGCTTGATATAATTTCCGGAAGTCTTGATAGTATCTCCGGCGTTACCGGTGTCTGCCCTCTCGATCTTTCTTTTTCTGGATTGCTATGGCTATCTTCAAACTCGCTTGTAATGGCAACATTTAAATTTTCTGTATTGACTCCTGTGTCTTTGTAAATCCGTTGCGCGAGCTCTGGACCTATTTTTCCAATATATAATCTTGCATATGGTTTTTTGTGGACATGATCGCGGTAAAAATCTGCAATATCTTGTTTTGTGTTGCATATTATGATACTGTCGTTATTTTTCCACCAGCCTTTCTCTTTCTCTCCGTATTCCTCAAATCCAAACTGGTTTAATTCATACTTGCTGCTTTGCATGATGTTATCCGCTCTTTCTTTACCTGCTTTATAGTCCTTGCTGCCTTGCTCCAGACCAAGCAGCCAAGCATAGCGGGCATCTTCATACATCTGTACATCCTGTTCCAGATTCTTTGCTGCTGCACGGGTGCTGCCGGTTTTGATCAGGTTCTTGATCGAATCGATCACATCTGACAGGAAATCAATGATCTTCTGGGCTAAATTGCGATCTTTTTTTACTACCTGGTCGATAAAATCCGGATCGTTCAAGAATTTCTGTGTCGCATCTGCGGCAATCTCTTCCATTACCTGCTGACGGGTGAGGTCTTGCCCGGCATCCTTGTAGCGGTTGGTGTATGATTCTACTAAATCTTCCCAGGCTTTTCCGGTTGCCTTCATCTGTGCTTCTGTCACGATCTCCTGATACAGGCGGTAAGATTCTGGGGCCGTATCTTTAATGAAATGCGTCAGTTCGTGAGAAAGAGATCCGTTAAAATCCTCGGAGTTGATGTTTATGGTAATCTCTCCCGGTTTATATGAGGCTGTTGCATTCTCCTGTGAAAGATTGTCTACCAGATTAATCTTAAGGCCTGTTTTCTTTCCTATATGCTCCGCTACATTGCGCTGATCCTGTGTTGCATAGTCGGATACAGTGCCTAAACCGCCCTCTTTGATCTGTCCCTGCGTGTACTTAGGTTTGACCTGGTTGTCCAGGTTATAATCCTGGATACCGGCACGGTAGGCAGCTTCTATCTGCTGATCGGATAAAAGAGACATTAAGGCCGAGTGAGTAGCTGTGTCCAGATCGATCTGGTTGTAACCCGCATCATAAGCACGGCCAAATGCTTTGTTGAATGTGGATACGTCTACGGATCCATCATATGTGTTTAGCAGGGCGTCACCGCCATATTTGCCATAGTGCGACTTATACTCCGTTGATTCCTGGTCCGAGAGCTTAACATTATCCTCTGCTTCAAAGTTGCTCTGAGGGTTTCTGTGTTCGTTTTCCTGGGCGTTTATTGTATCCTGTTCAGAATTGTGTGCTGCTGTGGCCTGTGGCTGCTCCTGAGTGGCTTTGGGTGCTGCGTAAGGCTTCTCTGGTGAATCGGTCTGGTGTTCTTCTTGGATCTGGTTATCCTGGCGCTCTAGTGGGGTGGATTCATATTCCGGCTGTACGCTCTGCTCTGTCGGTCGTTTGACGTCTGAGTTCTGGATTGTCTCTTGTGCCGTAGGCTCTGCCTGGTTTTCTTGCTGGCTTCGATTGGTGTATTCCTGATTTTGAGAGGCCTGTTTCTGTGATTGAATTGCCTGTTCCTGTGGTTGAGTCGGTTGTCCCTGGGCCTGAAGTGTCTGTTCGTCCTGGCCTTTTTGTTCTTCTGCCATTCGGTTTTGCCATTCCCATAAACGCATGTCATACTCTGCTTTATCGCGATTGTTAACAAATTTGCCCTGCCTCTGCATAGCGGCATACTCTTCTGCCATACGCTGTAAACCCTGGGCCTCTTTCGCATCCGCCGGATTGGTGTAGTGGGTTTGGTCTGTATCTATCCCTTCAGAATAATCCCTATAGTCAACATCCAGATTTTTCCCATAGTTGTTGATTGCAACATTGTTCGCTATGGTAGCTGGTGCGTTCATGATTCCAGCTGTTGCCGCACCTAAGAGAAAATCTTCCCACGTCTGCGGATCTGTGAGATCTCCTGTAAGATCCAGCTCATCCCCGTAGATGAAATGTTTACGGATAGATTCTGTGAGGTCCTGTACAGCTTCCTGGGTGCCTTCTGAAAGCATATCTGAACCGTAGTTTATCACGCCTAATACAGCACGTCTTACTGCCGGGTTCTTTGCTAAGGCCGATGTGATCCCTTGCTTTGCTGCTTGTGCTACCTTGGTGTTTCCAAGTGTTTTTTTGATAAATCCGCCGCCGTACTGTGAGATTCCGCCGAGCAAAAGATTTGTAACTGTTTCATCTGCTGCGGTAAGAACTGCGTTGACCTGGGCGCCCTCTACCGGTCTGCCGTCCATGATGTCCTGCCGGTAACTTTGTCCGCCTGTTTGCGCCGCAAATATTGCACTGGATACCGCTGGACCACCCGCCCCGCCTACAATGATACTGGGGATCATGTTTCCGATTGCATTGGCCATCTTATATGTAAACCCGTCAATTGTCCCGGCATTTTCAAGCATTTTGGTCTGGGATAACTCTGATTCTGTAGGCATTGCGTTTTTGCGTGTCCCCATAGCAAAATCGGGAATTGATTTAATGCCTTCTACTGCATTCTGCATACCTGCACCAATCGACTGGGTTGTATTTACTATGGTTTTAATCGGTCCCTTGTACTGATTGTTGTGTTCGTAGTTTGCCTCTGCACCCCTCTGGTTTAATTCTCCCTGTATGGAATCCAGGTATTTTTCTGCCGTGTCTTTACCTTGGCGTTCAAAAAGATAGTCGTAAATATCGCGTTCTGAATCATTTAATAGAGCATATCTTCTTAATGGACTCTTAGCGTTATCCTGGCCGCTTGTTATATCCAGAACAGAGCTTTTACCAAATACATTCTTTCCATCTCCGAATGTATTGACATAACTTTCAACCGGGTTGCTTTCTTTTCCTCCTAATGTCAGTTTTTTGCCACCAATCGTTAGACCCTTATCCCCGAATGGCAGCTTTTTGTTATTGTACATAAAAGCATACTGATCATTCGCTTTTGCGGCATTCTCTTTTGCCTTTTTAACAGTATCCGCAAAATCTTTCTGTTGAGGAATGTCAGTATACTGAATGAATGTATCTCCGTCTTGAAATCCGACCTTATCCTTAGCTTCCTGCTGCTCTTTTTCTATCCTTTTTCTTTTGCGGTATTCCTGTAAAAGGTCGTTTTCGTACTGTGCTTCATTTAACATCCACTTTTGCTGCTTTATTTGGTTGTACTGTTTTACCGCATCAGCCATGGGGATAGAACTCTCAGCGACTTTTTCCCTGTCGCTCCGGATAAAATCTGTCATGGCTGTTGTATGCTGACTGGTTGAACTCTTGCGCAACCAGTCCTGTCTTTCTTGTCTTTTCTGCTCGTTTTGTAATTCAACAAGTTTCTCTTTATCTTTTTTAGCCTGCAGCAAGCTTCTCAAATCGCTTTTTCTTGTTTTTTGAGATTCTTCAAATGATGGTATGCCGCTTACCGTGCTATTCGATTCACTTTCATAAGTATCATCGTTGTTCTCTAAAACTTTTTTCTTTTTTAATATGCTAGATAATGAAGTCCCCAAAGTTGCCTCCTTGTTTACTTATCCGTGTCAGTTACCTGTTTCAGTATTCTTAAACCTTTATCGTAATCACCACCGGCCTGTGTGATTACTTTTTTAATCTGGCTATCAGTCAAGCTCGGGTACTGATCTGCAACATATTCAATTACCTGTGCTATGCTATAATTGGTGCGTCCATGTCCATCCTTACTTTCAATCAATCTTTTCGCATCCTCAACATACTTTGCAAGATCCGAGCTAGTGCTACTAGACTTCTTGGAGGATCCCTTTGAAGATCTACCAGACGAACCTCCGGATGCTTTTTTAGCCAGTGATGCCGCCAACTGCTGTCTCTGCAATTCCAGCTGTAATGCATCCTGCTGTTTCTGATAATCAAACTGGGTCTGCCAGTTCTGCTGTGCAAGTGCATCCTGGGTCTTCTGGTATGCGTACTGTTCCGCCCACTGCTGCGCAGAAAGGTCTGTCTGATATGCTCCAAAATCCTGGTTATATGAGCTATCATATCGTCCAGCGTAATAATTTAGATCATTGTAGTAATCATTTACACTATCTCTATACCTGCTATAATCAATGTTATCCTGGTTATTTACTGCATTCAGACGGTTATACAGCTCCTGTCCTTCATTCAGATACTGCTGATATACACGGTCATATATGTCAAATGACTTATCGTTCAGCTGGCTCAGGTAATTGTCATACGCCTGCTGTCCTGCTGCCTGTGCATAAGTGGATCCGTAACCACCTGTAGCCGCTGTTGCTGCTCCCATGGTATCCCTCATGGCTTTCTGTCCCTGCTGGATATACTGTTCCCGGTAGTTTTTATACAGATCTGAATCATATACACTATTCGTGTCAAATGACTTCCTGTTTAATATATTATCAATGATCCCATCAATTGTTCCTTGATACTTGCTATAGTATTCATCCGGCTTATTATTTTCAATTTCATCCAATCGATCAGCATAATCCGTTGTCCGTGCAGATGGCGAAAACTTTGCATAGTTATAATCCGTCAAGTATGTAGCCGCCGGATGTCCCGGTCCGGTCTTGCCATCATCGCTCACCGGTGTAATTGTTACGTTCTGATTCTGGTTGTTGGCATTACTCTGCTGCCCCGCTGCCTGTGATTTCTGAGACTGCTGCTGCAATGACTTCAACAGTGACATATTCTGCTGTGCAGTTCCGCTGTATCCAGTAATTCCATACTGAGATGCAAGGTTTTTTCTGGCTCCGTAAGAGCTGTCCATGTTACGGCTTTTCAAATAATCAACAATAGATGCAACTGCCATACTTATTCCCCTTTCTTATCTTCCGGCTGGTCCTTAGTCTCAGATTCCATTCTTTCTCCATTTTGGAGCATTCGATTGATTGTAAGCAGAATCCCTGCCTGTGTTACTCCCTCAACTTTTAACTGATTTAATGCGATCAGTGCTGTATTAATATCACTTTCTTCAAAAACAATCTTCACTAAGCTGCCTCCTTAATCTCTTTTAAAGCTTTTTCCAATTCTTTGATTTCCTTTTGCTGCGCCTTTATTGCTCCAGCAAATAATACGCTGTTGTTTCCATATGGAATTGATAAGTATTCTTCGGAATGATCTACCAAAGGAAGATTTGTTCCAAGCTTTTTCTGAAGTGCATCCAGCTCCTGGGCAATTAATCCCATTGACCTTTGATCGGAATCTTTAAACTTAAAAGTAACCGGTCTCATTCCCAAGACTAAATTTAAGGCTATTTCATCCGGAATCTCTTTGATATTTTCCTTCAATCTCCTATCTGATCTTTCATACAGTGTTTCGCATGACACATCACCAGATACCGTTACTGTATTTGCAGTCAGCGTTCCACTGACATCCGCGTTCCCTGATATTCGCATATAATTTGTATACAGAAGTCCCTGTGTAGTGATCGTGTCTGCATAGGTTATGGCATCTACACTCACTGCGCCTGAAGATGATACTTTAAACTTATCATTTATATTGATAGATCCACCATTGATCGTTCCACTAAATGAAGCCGTTCCATCTTTGTATAGCTTGAAGTTATTCGTATCAATAACTAGATATCCTGTCTTAAATGTAATAGCATCTGATGTTGCTGATATTTCTGAACACAGTTTATCTTTGCTCACTTTCAATGCAATCTGACCATTCAACACCCTGATGCTAGTTTCCGTGCTTTCTTTCAGATTGGTAAACTGGCTGATAAATCCATTCATAGTTACTTCCAATTGACTAATGGATTCATCTGTTTCCTGGTACTTAAGAAAAGAATCTTTTGCAAAATTGTCTTCCGGAGTTATATTGCTCAAGCTATATCTAAGCTGTTCATTCAACATTTGGATATAGCTATAAACTTTTTTCATATTTTGATCTTGCCCACCTAACGCAGGCATATTAAAGCTTGACATCTCTCACCTTCTTGATCTGCTCTTTTAATTTGTTTATTCTTTTCTGATTCTCCTGTATTCCTTTTGCGTACAACGCACTATAAGCCACATACGGCAGTTCTAAATATTTACCCGACCGATTTACCCCTAAAGCATTTTTTCCGTTCTCCTGTGTCAGGTAGACGTCCTGTGCAATATATCCTATCGCCCTATTGCCTGAATCTCGAAAAGAATACGATACCGGTATCAGTCCAGCAAAATCCGCTTTCTCAATATCTTTAATACATTGTTTTTTCCTTTTGTCTGACGTGTACCGCACCTTCCGGCAGTTCAGATTTTCAGACACATAAAGTTCGCTGCATGTAGCTGCTTTCCCAATAACGTTGATGTAATCATCATCATTGTAAATTTCCATATTAGCAGCCACGATAGCTTTCGCAGGATTTAAGGTAGTTGTAGTCAGAGCATCATCTATGTACACATCGCCGGAAGGAGATACTGCAAAACGATTGTTGATGTTGATAGATCCACCCGTTATATTTCCAGAAAAATATGCATTTCCAGGCTTATCTAACTTCATATTTTGGGCATCGATAATCAGGTGTCCGCTAGTTAGTCGGATATATTCTCCATACATCTCCATTCTGGTAAGCATTTCATGGACAACGTTCCCTGTTGCTACCAACAACTGAATACTTTCCGAAGACTGGGATAACTTAGTCTGTACAGATGAAGCATAATCATCATATTCAATGTTCAGCGCATCCGTTGAAAACTGGATTTTTCTTACTTTGTTGTTTCTATCCGTAATAGAATTTAAAACATCATTTGAAATGTTATCTTCCAGGCTCAAATTTGAAATCGTATATTTGAGATCCTCACTAAACCGGTATAACTGCCGTACAACTTTTCCTATGTCTGTTTCATTTTTCTGAATAATCATGGGTTTAAATACTGCCATGAATATCACTCCCATATCCTATATATTTACTCATAGCAATCAAAACTGCCGGTCCTTTTCCTTCCAGACGGAACCGGTATCTCTGGCATCTGGCTGGGGTTATATTAAGCACCTGCGTTCTATATCCCTGAGAAGTAAAAGAAATTTTCTTTTCAAACTCTGGTTCACTGTCGCATTTTATAAATACGTCCACTTCACTTCCCGGATCCAGTTTCAAGTTAAAAAGCAGTCTTTTTAAGAACTTATACTCCACACTTTCATCCAACTGGTCTCCGCTCTCTAGCATCCACTCTATCTGCTCATCCCTTGAACCGCTGATTGTAAAAAGTTTTCCTGTGGAATCAACACAGTATAGCTGTCCTTCTCCGTATGCCATAAACAAAGCCTGCATATCATCTTCTTTGTGCCACATACCCTTTTTTAAATCATACACATAGATATTCCACTGCCCTGATACATCCTGTAACGATGCATAGTATTTTCCGTTATGCTGACCAGCCACACCGCCCTGAAACCGTACCTCTGCCAGTGCATCCGATACAGATTCCGGATACGCTCCGTCAAAACTGCATACATTGCTCCTGGACACATACAATAATGTTTCATTTACAACACATGCTGTCTTCTCACACCCTTTTGCAACACCTCTGACCGGGAATGATGTATTGATCTGAAAATTACTTGGTTTATCTCCATAAACCTTATGGATCGTATCTTCCTTGAAAAACAGCACATATCCCATATGAGACAGGCAGCCTGTAAAATCTCCATCTGATCCAACTGTAGCCGCATACGAATCTGTACTGATCCCTTCAAACGCATTCCAGTTTGTTGGATCTCCCAGCTTGCTTGCATATACCTCATGATTTGCGCTGGAGCAGCCCCACAAGCGGTTGCCATTCTCACAAATATAATCCATATCCGGTACTTTTCTGGTAAGCTTTAGCCCAGATTCCTGAGTAAAGCTGGATGATAGATCACCTATGATCACAATGTAGTCATCTGCTTTTTCCTGAATCACCGTAGTCTTGTTAAAGCTACTGTTTGTACAACCGGATATTTCCACACCGTCAAACTGATTAAATTGCTTTCCGATTCCGGTACAACTAATCTTTACCATGGTACTTCCGGTTGTCGTCTGTGCAAATGTTGCTGTTGCAGCCTGGCTCCAGGAAGCCTCTAATGCTGTCTTTTCTCCAGTGGATGTGTTATACATAATTTTATCCGGGAATACCACAATATAGGCTCCCAAACTCACCAGCTGCTTATCTGTATCCTGGACTGTTGCAATTTCTTTATCTTTGTAATACAGCTTTGTCCCATCCACATAGGCCAAACCATTTTTATAAATGATCCCATGAGGTTTTGATAAACTTTTCAGGATTTCTCCTCTTGGCTTTCTGACCGCTATCGCCGGGAAAACATCTGAAGACATGTTTTTCATGTCCGAAAACTCATTTTCTCCAATTACAAGACCTTTGTTCAGTCCCCCAAATGATCCTATCTGTTTGCTGTCCCCTCTCGGTGTCATTGTCAGCATTGGTAATCGTCCCATTAAAGCTCCTCCTTAAAATTTGGAAAATAACGGTGCTTTTTTTGCCCGATTGCAGCGCCTGAACCATGCAGCATATGCATCATAAGCGGAGTTGTACATTACAACGTCATTGTTATAGCGTTCAGTTTCTTCATTGTGATAATCAATCTTTGAAAGCAGATAATTAACATAGACATCCTTGAACCGATCCGGAATACTTAATTTTTTATCCTGGTCTTTTTCATATTCCATTGGAATAAATTCCAGATTATATCCTTCCGCCCGGTTGATTACTTCTTCAATGACCTGTCCCTCAATTTCATTGATCCATCCCATGATCATGTCTGTACCATACTGCTGCCCTCTTAAAGATGTGATATCACTAATCAAATCGTTTACTGTCATATAAGCACCTACTCTTTCAGTCCCGGCCAGGTAAGCGCTCCATCCTGGTCAGGGGTTAAAGTTACCGGGTCTGTAACCATAGCTCCATCTTCATTCAGCACGTACCATTTCCCATCAATAGTTTGCTGACCGGTCAGCATAGCTCCATCCGCGCCAAGGTAATACCATTTATCTTTGTATTTATACCAGGTATTCTTGACCATTCTTCCTGCACCATCAAACCAGTACCATTTATCATCGTACCAATACCAGTCATTTCTTACAGGCTCCCCGTTTCCGAGGTAATACTTCCAATCTCCATCCTCTTGCTGCCATCCTTTTTTCTTTTGTTCGCTTATTGGAGTTAAAAATAGCTTCTGTTCTGCCTGTCTTCTTCTGGTCAGGCCAGCCAAAATCTTACCACCACCGCGGTTATATGCCAGGATCTTTTCTGATATCTCAGCCCGCGATCTGGTTCCTTTTGCTGTCAACTGATCTATAGATCCTACATTGTATGCAAATGATACCAGGGCATCAAATTCATTTTGATTCCACATGTATTTCGTTCCATATTTGTCTACATTGCGCTCATATGGTCCCATATCATCCGTCAACATCTTATCTGCCTCTGCCTGTGTAATCCTCTGACCTGCTTTTACATTTCCTGTGTGTCCCCAACCAATGGTCCATACTCCTGCCGGGCACTTATAAGCTTCTAATCTGCATCCTTCAAAGCTTCTTATCAGTTTCAAACCATTCTCTGAAATTTTCATGTGTACCTCCTATTAAAAAAGGCTTAGGATATCCTAAGCCTAAAGATGTGTCACTCCAATTTTGTTTTGTCTTCGACCTGACCTTTAATTGCTTTTGCAAGCGGCATCAGGAACGGAGGCATAGCAACACCAATATCAAGTAAATTCTCTAGGATGGATATGATCTCATTGCAAATAAGCCAAACAGCTACTACGGTAGCAATCACAAACGGTATTTTTATGTCCAACCCTATATATTGTCCTGCATATATGATCATCCTATCCATGAGCCATCCTACACCGATCAGGATCCACATTCCGATTTTTTTACAAATGCCTCGAATCCCCTTGTAGCTTGTCACATGTTCCTGACGATACTTCGATGCAACTATTCCGGTTATATAATCAGTAAAATTCAGTGCTACGAGAGCAAACACCGGTACTGCCAATACTCCAAGATAGGCAAATGCTGCACTCATTATAGTGATAAATATTGCTTTAAATCTTTCCAACTTCATTTACCTCACTCACTTTTCTCTGGATTTTCCTTTAACCACTTTTCTGTTACTTTTTTCCAGAGTTTTGGCACCTGCTCCAGTGTCATTTCTCCAGATCTGATTTTTAATCCATAATACCTGCCCATTATGATGTCACTCCTTCCTGGTCTGCCATAGCACTCATTACTGCTCCCATATCTCCAATAGCTCCGTCATGGACTGCTAATGTTTCGGTATTAGCGGAAACCTGTGCTTTCAGTTTTTCGATATCTGTCAGCTCACGAATACCAAATGTTGCCATGATCTTTCCATCTTCGGTTTTGTCCAAAGTAAACGCCGGTGACATCAGACACATATCTTTGTATGCACCTACGGTCAAGCCTTCACCATTCAGGATCCGCACCTCAGACATGTTCTCATCTGTGCATCTCTTCCAAAACTGATCTACTGCTGTCATATCTTCGAATACAGCTTTCATGTTTTCAAGACTGGCAGCTGCTTCCAGTTCAACAGCTGTTTCATTTTTTAAAACAATTTTGTCTTTGTTCATTTTTTCTCCTTTAACTTACGCTTCGTAAATCACATCTAACCCATAAGCTACTGCTGCATCATGCTCAATCCGGCACCCTCTGGCATTTTCCCAACCCTTGCAGAAATAAGCTGCATGACAAAGTGACATATTTTCCAGACTTTTAGCAAGAAAGCAAAGAGGAATCTGTACCACTCCACGTTCTTTCATCTTTTCATTGCTGTACCATTCATCAGTAAACAAGGTGTTTACAATTTCATAGCCTTTGGCTTCCAGGGCCTTGATTGCCTGTTCCCTAGTTGCAATAATCTCTTCATCTGTTTTTCCAGCCATTGGCTGACTAAGCATTGCTTTCTTCATAATTTTTCTCTCTCCTTACATTTTGTAACAAATATTTTCCCATTTTTTATAAGCATCCATATAAAGTTCATCTTTGTCCCCATTATATGTAAACTCATAATACATTCCATCCGGAGCGGTAGTGCTTAATAATGCTTTGTGGTTCTGTAATGTCTTGCAGCACCAAACCACATACACATCATCTACTGTGATTTTTTTCTTATCTGTCTTATCCATGTGCTCATTGGTATAAGCACATACCTTTTCTTTACAAATGCGAATAAATTCAGCATTGCTCAT